CATCGTCGGTGGAACTTCCGCCGTTTGCAGTTACCTGAATAACGGCTTTTGTTCCCCTGTTAGTATCTGTGTGATTTTCAGTTGCTGAGAACAGTATTCTTCCGCTAGAAACATTAGGAAACGAAGTTGATCCATATCCACGGACTGAAAGTTCTCCTAGACTGTCGCCAGACTGAACGGCGGTAGGAGAAGCAGCGGTTCCCCGACTCCTTCGTGTTGAATAAGCACCGTAAACATCAGTTCCGTGAGCGTCAAGAACAGTTCTTGTGATTAGACTGTCTTGATTAACTGCATGAAGTTGAGTTCCTTCTGAAGAGTCAATACTAATAGGGGTTGCAGCATTGTTGTCAATGGTCGCAACGCCAGTGATCTTAGGGTCTGGGAACGTGTTTGCGTTTACCCACTTTGTGCCATCGTATTTTAGGTATTCGTTAGCTGCTGGGCTTGTAATAAGCACATTGTGCAGCTCTTGGAGCTCAAAGCCGTTCTGGATCATTACAAAGATTTCACCGTTAGCAGAAACCTTTGGAATGTATCCAATCAACACACCATGATCTGGGGCTGATGGTCTTGTACTAGTAAATGCGCCAGCAGTTGCGGCAGAAAGCCAGATTGCTTGACCAGCAGTAAATCCTTGCGTGTCAACGTTTTTTAGTAAACCAGAAAGAGTTACATACCCACTTTCGTTGTTTACAATAGTCTGCCGAACAACGCCAACAGTCTTAGAAGACGTTGCTTCCGAGTTAGCTTGAGCAAGGGTGACAGTTGGCAAGTTGCCGCTAGCACCATTGATATAGACAACTTGACCCTTGGTAAGAGTAGAGCCTGTCTCATTTTTTACAAGAAGGCGCGTTTCCTCAGCAACGTTGTCAATCCATTCAATTCCGCCAGTGACTGCGCTGTTAGCGGAAACGATCTGACCGTCTGTTCCGACGGCAAGTCGCATCGCAGTATCCGCAGCAGATCCAACGATAAGGTCACCCTTAGCGTCAATAATCGTTTCTGGGATACCAGACCCTGGAGCAGAGGTTGCCCCAAGGTCTACCCACGCACCATTAATGCGAGAGTAGACCTTATGGTCACTGGTGTTATAGTATACATCCCCATCCGTCGGAGTTGACGGAGCCGAAGAGTATTTCGGCAAATTGAGGCTGGCTGTAAACTTGGGCATCTTAACCTCCTTAGGTTATTAGCCAATCACTACAACGCGGTAGTCTCCAGCGACACTGCACATTACAGTGATTGCGCTGGTTGTGGTTGTTACAACATCTGCAATGACCATCGCGTCATTCGAGTCGTAAACGTTAACGATAACGTCCTTTGTTCCAAGACCATGTGTAACGGTCTTGTTTTCGCCAGCTGTCCACGTTGCTGTGGTAGCGTAGCGAGTCATAAATCCAAGGTTTGTCTTTGCGGTTGATGCGGTTGTTCCGCCAGTACCACCGTTTAGGACTGGAAGCGTTCCAGTTACAGTTGCTGTTGAGAGGTCAACAGAACCAGCAGCGAGCTTATCAGCATTAATTCCAGCATCTTTAACCCGTACTTCATCAGCAAAAATTTCTACAGTTACGTCATCAACATGGACATAGAGTTCATTTCCAGTCTTTCCAAGTCCATCACCAGCAGTGATTTGACCAGCGCCAGAGAATTGTGCCCATGAGATACCAGTAGACCCAACAGTGATTACACCGTTAGTCGTTACTACCCAGCCACTATCTGCATTTGCTGTTCCTTCTTCAACGAAGACAAATGCGCCAGGAGTTACTTCGGCAGAAGAATCAAAGTCTCCTGCGCGTACCGCAGCGCCAGAGGCTTGGACGACATAGATACCATTATTTTCTGATGAGTTTTGATTCTTAACAAGTACTCGATTGCCAGTTACAAGGGTAACACCGTCAAGAATGTCGCCGTTTTCAAGCTCATTAGACAAGTCAACGTTAACAGTTGTTGCCGCACGAACTGAATCTTTTACGTCAAGACCAAGCCTTGAAGCGTCAACGTATGCCTTAGTTGCAGCATCCTGAGCATTCTCTGGATCCGCAAGGCTTGTGATGCGGTTGCTGCCAAACGACACGTTAGTGTTTGGCGTTGCGAACTCATCAAGTCGGTAGCCTTTAACAGTAGTCGCAAGATCAGAGATTGTGCTCGCCGTCTGGGTTCCGCTGTGGTTGGCTCGGTTGAGGTAGTACGTTCCGTCCTGGCTATCAAGCTGGTCTGCGTTTGAAGCAGTACCAGTGAGCGAAGCGGTAATCGTGCCAGCGGAGAAGTTTCCGCTTGAGTCTCGCTTAACGATTGTTGAGACAGTGTTTGAGTTCGTTGCGCCATCAACAAGGTTGAAGTGCGTTGACGACATCGAGCCAGCGCTATCAGAGTCTGCAGCATCAATAGAAACCGTTGCGGTCCCAGATGATGTATTGACTACAATAGGTGAAGTGCCAGCAACTGACGTGATCGATGCCGCATCAAGGGCGACCCACGCCGTTCCGTTGTAATACTTAAGTTTGTCAACAGTCGTATCAAATACGATCTGACCGTCAACGGGAGATGCGATACCAGTGATCTGAGTCGTTGTGAGGTTCTGAATGCGGGCATTCTGAAGCTCATTCTGGCTCAGGTTTAGATTAGCAAGAAATTTTGTAGCCATGTCTACTCCTTAGTTCAGAAATGCCTGCCCTGAGAACGACCCAGAGAAGGTGATTGTGATCTGATTAGATGAAACATAGTTGACATCGCCAACTACGTTGCCGCCAGCGCTGTCGATCACAGTGACAGCTGGGTAGCTATTTAAGTTATGCGTAATTGTCCATAGTGCAGACGGCGTATTTTGATTATGAACGTATGCCTTCTTGTCTTCGCCAGGATCTCCTTTGTCGCCTTTAAGACCTTGCACGCCCTGAGGACCTACATCTGCAAGGGTTACAGTGAACGACGTATCCTGGACGAGAACTGTAACGCTCTCTTCGTCAACGACGACTACATTTGCTGGCTGCTCTACGGTTGTATTGCTCATCTTGTGACCTCCGCGATAATCTCAACGGAGCCGCGAAGCAGTCTTGTCACCTCACCAGCTGCAGATGTCAACTCAAGGTCATAAACACCCCTAGACATTTCTGGGAGAGTGGTAGTTACTTCGTCTTGCGCAACAATAGTGATGGTTCCAGCAGACCCGCCAAGCGTAATGCGACCATTGGCAGTACTGCATTCAAGTACAACATCAGAGTCTCGAACCCTTTCTCGCACTTGCATCTTTGCCGTATACCCACTTACGTTAATTGGCGTACCAGCTGAATCCTTCCAAGTGATAACTCGTCGGAAGGTCGCGCCTTGCTCGATTATAATGTCATGCTTTCCAGCAGGCATATGCCCTCCTTAAGTTTTTATAATAAAGTTTAAAAGTGTAGACTTTGGGTATGGTGTCCAGGTAATACCAGCTTCTGGAGTTCCTGTATCCAAACCAACAGTGTTATTTGCGTTTGTTCCAGATGGTGTTACGCTTGCACTTCCGCTAGTGCCGTTTATTGAGTGGTCATGAGATGGTACTGTTACATCATGTGTATGACCAACGCTTGTTGTTCCCCAAGCTCCAGCACTATATGAGTGGGTGTGAGTTGAAGACGCAGTAAGTGCTGCAGTTCCTCCACTGTCCCTGTTAACGTTTAAAGATGGTCCACTGCTTACTTCCGTAGTTGCAGTTGGAGTTGAATGAGAATGCAAATGACTTGTAGTAGTCAACGCTCCAATGGTCATAGCAACTGGGTTATATGTTCCAGCACCATGGTCATGGCTACTAGAACTACCAGTAAAAGTGTGTGTATGAGGATCAACTGGATGCGTATGTCCACGATCATTTGGGTACTGAGAGTTTGGTCCAGTTTGAACAGTCCAAGAAGTATTTGACCAAGCCCCAATAGCCGACCTACTTCCTAGAAATCGGTCCCTCATGTCTGGGACGGTAAAATTTCCCCCCGCAGACCCACCTAGGAGCGCTCCTAAGGCTGGATAGGTGTTATAGGCGTATGAAGTGCCATCACAGAAAAGCCAGCCCGTAGGAGCCGTCCCAGTCAGCCAGCCGACCACGGAGCCTGTAGGGGCTCCAGAGATCCCAGTGATTACACCAGAGGAGATCTGCAGGTACGGCGTACTTGTTGCTGGTCGCACCACTGATTCAATCCATCGGTCCTGACCATCTACGCAGGCAATTACCTGATCGCCAAGAGATGGCAGTTGCAATCCTCTTGATCGGAATCCATCAGTTGCAACATCTGATCCAGATAGCTTTACAGTAATCTCAGACGTTGTAGAGTTGACTGCTGTAACTTCTGCAAGATATCGGTTGACAAATGCATTCGTACCAAGTTCTGCTTTAACAGCATCCTTGATTAGCTGAATCATATCTGTCGTAAATGACTTATCGCCAATCTCTGCCATTACAGTGCCCTCATCTTCTTGACGTTCAAAACCTGTCGGCTCGAGCGCATTGGGATGTCAAAAGAATCCAATGTGTATTTCTGTTGCTGCAACCCAGTGTTCTGCTCAGTAATCTCGATAACATCATGACCCTCAAATAAAGGGTTCACAATTGTTGGCAGCTGGATTGTCTCTTCTACAACCAAGTTCTTTGCTAGCTCAACCTTTGCTCGGTCGAGACATTGCTGCGATGTCTTAAGGGTAGTAGTTCGGATAACAAGGATCTTTGATCCTAGCTCTTGGACTGTAAGTCCAGTACCAACTCGACCGTTGTAAGTCCTCTTGAGCGGCGCTGTACTTACATTTGTACCAGTGCCTTCAATGTATTCTCCGCGAACTGCCGCCGTGCCATCAGAAGTATCACCAGTAACCACGATGTGGTTAAAAATTGTATGAGAGGACTGGGCTTTCTGAATACCAAGCATTACTGCATTTGCGCCCTCGGTAAAGGCTGCATCTGGAGCACTGTTCGATGTCCCAGTATATGGCGGAAGCGTCATATCTCTTGTGACAAGGTTGCCATTAACATCAAAATAGATATCAATAGACCAGTCTTGAGCCCAGTCTTTAAGCTTTTGACCGATGTTCTCGCCAATGAAATACTTCCAGGTTATATTGACTTGTTTTTCTGTTGCGCCACGAGTTGTAAGAGGATCTAGAGTAATTCTAGTTGATGGGATTCCACACAGAGTTGCGCTATCGGTAATTATTTGGTTAATCGAAGTTCCGCTTGCCCATCCACTATTGCTGGTAAATGTTGCCATTGAGAATGAATCCCACTGGTCACTACCATCAATGTTGATAACCGCTGCACCGTTCTCCGCAATGATCTCAGATCGGTCAATCGTAAAGATCCCTAGGGGTACATATGTGTACTCACCATCGATCTTCAAGCCATACTCAATCTTGATAAGTTTGTCCCAGTAAAAGACCGAGCTAGAATCTTTCGGAGTGTACACGCCGTTTTTATCAATAAGTCGAAGCTGGCAGGTTCGCCGCGTTGCCCTCGACGTATCAACGTACACTGTTCCTTCAATTGTGGAGGCAGTAACCTCCTCAATTGGCACCAGACTGCTGTTCAAAGCAGTAACCCGAATCTTAACGTCTCGGATTGGCGCGAGGAGCGCTTCTTTGAATGCGTTGAGATTCGGGATACCACTATACATTAGTCAACCTCAATATATCCTACTGAAAGTTTTACCGTTCCAGCAGTTGCGTACTGATAGGACGGAGTTCCGAAGTAAACCTTGTAAACATCACCAAACGGTGTCTTTAGGTATAGAGGAAC